CTCGAGCCCGACCAGTGCGGTATCGGGATACTGCAGCTTGGCGTCGATGATCTCGGTGTAAGTGGCCCAGTACGTCGCGTTGCGCAGGGTGGCGCTGCCGTTGTCGGGCGTCACTCGGCGCACGCGGATGTCCCAGGGGCCATCGCCGGTGAGCGGCACACGATAGGACCGCTGGTAGGGGCTGGTGGTCTTGCCCTTGATGATGTCGTAGCGCTTCTCGGACCAGCTGCCTCCATTGGGGCGAACATCGACGGCCACCGCCACCTCGGTGGGCAGCAGATCGCCATTCTCGACGTTCTGATAGCTGAGCGCCTGCACCTGGACGGTAACGCGAGTGGCATCGGCCTCCGGGTTGGTGACGGTGCGAACGACTGGTGTGGCGCTGGTCACCTCGGTCGATACATCGTTGGCAGTCTCCACCGCAGGGAAGCCGGCGATGTGCGACTGATCAGGCTCACCAGTGCGGGTGTGAACGGTCACGCCTTGGAAGTTGAAGTCGCCACCCTCGTCCTGCAGCGGCGTCTCATCCAGATAGATGCCCTTGAGGCCATTGGTCAGGCCGACAATCGGCCCCTCGCCCAGCACGTCGATGATCCTGGCCTTGGAGGTGGAGCGAAGGGTGTTGGGCGCCTCGCGGGGAGTGCGGGCTTCATCGCCGCCGCCCTTGCCGCCTTTCGCGCCATAGACAACCAGATCGGTCATTCGTCCAGCTCCTCAGCAGTCATGCCGGCAGATGCCACAACGCTGCCGACCTTCACGCGGCCGTAGATCACCGGCACCGGCAGGCCCTGGGTGCTGGTATTGGTGGGTCCATCGAACAGGAAAGAAGGGCGCTCGTCGGGGCGCTCCCGCTCGCCGTAGTCGCCTGTCTGCGGGGTGGGCGACAACATCTGTGCGACACCACCGAGGGTTAAGGCAAGGCCAGCCTGGAATAGCGCGGGCCCCGCAGGCCCTGCCCAGATACTGGCAACCATCAGGACGGCGCCCGCAATGGTCTGCCACACGCCATCGCCCCCAGCACCGGCGACGGCCGGGAGCAGGTGAATCTCGGTGTCGTCATCCATGCCCACCATCAGCCCCTCTTCGTCGAGTGACACGCCGCCGTCGAGCGGACCGCGCACGACATGCCAGTCGCCATCACGGATGACAGCCTCAAAGCCGGGAATCTGGATCAGCAGCGCACGGATGGCTTCGGCAGGATCACGGACATCCAACGAAAAGGACTCGCCGAAGCGAGCCCCAAGAAAGCCATGCAGGAATAGCGTTTTCATCAGTCCCTCGACGTGTGACGGAGCCAGTGGGTGATGTAGGGGAGCCAGCGGGCGGCCGGGTCTCGGCGCGAGAGTCGGGTGGGGTCGACAGGCTGCCGGCCAGATGGGTGGTGCAGGCATAACCCATTCTCCACCAGGACGCCGCCATGGTTGGGTACGTCACTGCGAAGCTGGGCGAACCACATATCGCCAGGTATGGCCTCGTCCGCGTCGATGATGCGGAACCCTGCCTGCTCGAAGCCCTGACGGTAGAGGTCTTGTCCCTTGAGCCACCATTCCCATGAACGAGGAAACTCAGGGAGGTCGACGCCCAGCTCCATCGCGTAGTAGTCGCGGATCAGGGCGTAACAGTCGGTCACGCCGTGAACGAACCCCCTGCCAACCAGCTCAGGCCGGTCGCCGCCGCCCCACCAGCGAATGGGTGTCGTGGTGTTGCCATCGGTGGCCACGATCCCCCACGGAACGCCCGAGGCAATCTGGCCGCGCATGTCGGCCTCGCTGGGGCAGTCCGGGTAGTCCGGGTGTGAGTGAACAATGGCCCGCAGACCCTGGGCGGTGGCCGCTGCTATATCGCGCTTGGCAATGGCGAAGGTGGATCGGGGGTCGTCTGCCACATTGGCTACCTGCCGGCAGCCGTGGTCGGTGATCAACCACACAGCCTCATCTGGATAGGCGGCCAGGGCTTCGGCGCGTATTAGCGCCTCATTATGATTCGAACTCAGACAGTCGACTAATGGCATTGGTTGCGTCATCACCCGATGCTAAAGATAGGGAACACTCACAACCAAATGAAGGATTCGGCATGAGCAAGTGGGAGTTAAAGAAGGTTTGCATTGTTGAGCCTGGTAGAGGGGGCATCGTCGAGGCTAATTACCTCAATGATGCTGGTGTCCACTGGGCGTTCACCGTGTCTTTTCCAGAGGATGGCGTTGAGATGAGCATTTCCGAACTGATTGATTTTGTGGAGTTAGAGCGAGAGCGTCTTCTCTCTGATGCAGGGACCAAGCCTGGCAACTTTTGAATCATCTCACCCGGCCTACGCCCGGGAATGCCCGCGTCGGAAGGACGCCGGCTTGTCCGAACCTTAAGCGGCAGTCGCTCAACCGCTTGCCGCACACGTCGCGCCCCATACCGGGCAGGGCATCTGACCCATCAGCCTCCCACTCGCCGGAGCCAGAGTAGGGGCAGGTCACGCCCTCGTATTGGTACTGGCCGTTGGCAAAGTACCGATATCTGTGTGTACAGGTATCCCGCAGCACTTGGCGATGCGGGATCATGCGGCCCTCCTGATCCATCTGTACCGACAGCTCAAACTGGATCTGCCGGCGGTTCTGCGAGGCCTTGCGCTCGATCACGTAGTAGTCGATCGGGAATAAGGCCTCGGGGTCGGGCGCTGTGCCGTCATCCAGGTGCCGACGGTAGGTGCGCAGACGCTTGACCGGGGCGCCGACCAGGTCGTCGGCACTGATCACCAGCGACAGAAACGCGAGCTCCATTGCGGTGACCGTAAGCGTCGGCCGGGGCAGGGTGCCCTGGCCGTTCCACTCGAAGCCCTCGGCCTTGATCGGCACCGGCTGGTACTCGTAGCCATTGAACCGAACTGGACCGCCGTCGACTGGACAGGGCGCGAAGCGCAGAATGCCGTCGCCATAGTTGCGAGCATCAAGCTCGAACATGGTAACGATCGCGTCCTGCTCAAGCCGCTGGGCGTCGGAAGCGATGACCTGGCTCATAGCCCGAAGTCCTCGATGAAAGTGGCTGTCAGGGTGTGCCGCTTGAAGCTGTCCTCGGAGACCTTTGGGTGCTCTTTGCAGGCCACGCGCCATGCCTCGGGCTCTCCGGATACCTGCCATAGGAAGGCGTAAACGCCCCGGCGCTCCAGCAGGAAGTCCCGCAAGCGTTCCATCTGTTCTTTGGTGATGAGGCTCCACGTCACGGTCCACTCTCGCCTGGACGAGTTGATTCCGGTGGGGCGACGCTGCTCATACCCGTCACCAAAGCTCACCGCATCGACAGCAAACGAGCCACCGCCAGTCAGCCCATAGTCAGGCTCCCGGCTAATATCGGGGAGGAAGTCGATCTCCATGGATTACCTCTTGGCGAGCAGCCCGCCGGGGCGCATCTGGTTTTGAATGACTTGAACCATTGTTGCTTCAAGGGCTTTACCCGCAGCGCGCCCTTGGCGTTCTGCGTCTCGATCGCTTGTGCCCGGCTGTGCCTGCACGGTGATGGGCGCTTGAATGTTGATGGTGGTAGCAGTAGCAGCCCGAGTAGATTGCTGTGACGCTAGGAACCGATCGAGCTTGTCAGCCTGGGGTGAAGTCATAACGCGCTCACCTCCATCTAGCAGCCAGGTGCCTTCCCGGGGGACGCGGTCAATGCCATCGTGCGCCTGCCCAATAAAGGATGCCCCGGTATCGATGGCTGATGTAAAGCCACCTTGGATAGGGCTGCCCCCGCCGAAGGCCCTGGCGCCTAATGAAAGCGCGGTTCCAAGCCAGTCCACCGCTGGCTCGGTGATGCTCTTGCGAACCGCAAGGCGAGCAATGTCCTCGGCAATGCCGGCCAGGACTTCCCGGAAACCCTCGCCGCCCACGATGGCGTCCTCAAACGCGCTGGAGAAGGTCAGGCCGAGATCCCGAGTGAGGTCGTCAGTCTCCTTGACCTTCTCCGTCAGTCCGCCGGTGGCGATCTGTTCCATGAAGCCGCCGGTCAGCTCTACCGAATACTGTGTGCGTAGTCGCTCCTGGGCGTCTGCGAGGTTCAGCGTGTCGTCGGCTGCGGCTTTGAGGTCGAGCAGATCGAGCTCTTCGCGATACAGGCGGTGTGCGGCCTCCAGCGGATAGAGTCGGTCGAGCAGCGTTTGCTGAGACTGAGCCAGTCGCTCCTCTTCGCGGATACGCTCACGCTCTGCCTTGGCCAGGTCTCGCTCCGCTTCGGCCCGCTCTTTGCTGTTGAGGCGGGGAAGAACAAGCTCCTCGGGGACGGGGCGATTGTCGCTCCCCGCCTCCGACATCAACTCCTCGCGCCTCGCGCGCAGGGCGATGAGTTCGGCGAGGTCATCCTCGGTTTGCCCTGCCGCCGCTCGGATCTCGGCGCCCAGGGTGCCGGTGCCCAAGGCGCCGCCGCCAGCGCCGATGCCACGATTGACTCGGTTTTCAATCTCAGCGATTTGCTCATTGATCGCTACCAGGCTGCGCATCTCGTCAGCATTGCGAAACGTATCCATGAGGACGTTGAAGCGCTGCGCCAGGTACTCGACGCCGCCGGCAATCCCCTCAAGGGAGGACTTCATCAGGTTGTCGAACTGGGACACCGCGCGAGATGTTTCGGTCGTCAGCAGCGCCCCAAGGTCGGAGAACTCCGATTTGATGTCCTTGAGCCGGTCGATCTCCAGTCTCGAGAGGATGCGGCCGCTCTTCTGCGCTTCATCACCAAGCCGCCGGAACTCCTCGCCGCCGTTGCGAAGCAGAGGAATCAGAGAGGTGGCCTCGTCGGCCATGCTCTCCATGTAGAACGTCATCTCTTGCTGGTTCAGCCCGGCTTTCTCGAGGCTGTCATAGTAGAGCTGGAGCGCCTGGGGGCCAGACAGGTTGCGAAACTGCTCAGCGGTGACGCCAATCTTGGGGGCGATATTGTCGAAGAAATCGGCCATCTCACCAGAGCCGCTTTGCAGGAACTCGCCTACCCGATCATTCACATCCTTGAGGATGTCTGAGACCTTTTCCTGTTCGATGTTGTGCTGACCAGCTGCATAGGTCATGCGCTGGAAGCTCTCTACGCTGGTGTTGGCCAGGCCGGCCATGCGCTCGATCTCGACGGCGGCGTTCGAGGCGTAGTTCGCCATGGCGCCCATGGCACCGCCTATTGCGCCAAGGCCCACTGCTGCGCCACTGGCCAGTCTTACAGCCTTGCCGATGTTGTAGAGGGAGCGCTGGCTCTTCTGCCCTTGGCGATCCACTCTCTCCAGCTTGCGCTCGATGCGCGACAAGGAGCGCTCCCCGTTTCGGCTGTCGATCACTAACTCAAGGCGGCTGGAATAGGGCATCACAATCTCCAGGCATAAAAAAACCCGCTCAACGGCGGGTGATTACAAGTGAGGGGAGGTATCGGTGAGATTCAATGCGGGAGGACTTACTCCTGCTGCATACAGTGGAGATAAAACACGTTCCCGAACTCGGTTCTCTGGATCTTTTGGTATTCCTCGGACCTTGCCGCTTGCCGCTCATAAGCCATGTTGATCATCGCCGTTATGTACGGAGAGCTAGGGCCGTCCTGAGAGGTCAGGTCTACCACTTCGCGGATCGGGGTGCCTGCCTGACGATGCCACATGATCTCCTCGGCAAGCTGCGACCGCACGCTGCAAGCATCATGGTCGGCAGCTGTTACCTCCCCCGTCAGAAGCGCGGCGACCGCAAGCGTCAGCCATCCCTTCATGTTGTTATCCCCTGCTTTCTATGTATGCCCAGTCCATCTCCCGAATGACAGAGATGAATTCATCCGCTGAGCAGGGTAGCACCATCATCTGGCGCAAAGCAGCCATCTCAGATAACGGTATGGGCTGAAGGTGGACGTGGCCGGCAGGCCTTGAAGGGGAGAGTAGGTCAAACAAATGCAGCCAGAAGGCGCAGCGCTCGTCGATCTCGGGCGGCTCAACCTGTCTCGAGAGATTGAGCGCCTTTGCGATCGTGGCGAGCTTGGTTTCTCGCCCGGCTGCTGTCAGTCGGTACTTGAGCGCTGCCGCGGCTTTTTTCCCTGTTCGGCAATATCCTCCCTGCGGAAGTGCTCACGTCGGCGCGATTCTTGGGCCAGCTCAATGGCCAGATCATCGTTGTCGAGCAGCACGCGCGTAGCATTGGCCACCGTGAAGGGGATAGGGTCGCCATTGCGATCGACGACATCCTCCCAGCCTCGAAGGATACCCTTTGCCAGAGCCCGCGCCTCAGCCTCCATGCGCTCCGCTTGTGACTCGGGCAGGTTGGTGCGCAGGGCCTCAAGCTCCTCGCGGTATGCGGCGTTGCCTGAGCGGGCAATCAGCCACTTGGCTCCGCGCAATTCTACCCAGGCGCCGCCATCGATCTTGGCGGGGTCGTTCTGCTCTGCATTGAAAGCCATGCTGTTTTCTCCGTGGCGATGTATGAATATCCAGCGGCAAGGCCGCCTGCTAGCTCCTACGCTGTCGGTGCACACTAAAACAAGAGGAGCTTAACTATGGCGAACTGGCCTGATAATGAAGGGAAAGTATGGTCTGAGGCCGACAAGAAAACCTTGAAGGAGCTTGCGGCCCAAAACACGCCGACTCGGATCATTGGGCTCAAGCTAGGCCGCACTGAATCGTCGGTCTACAACAAGGCAGCCGAGCTTGGCATTAGCTTGAAGCCTACGAATCAATCTCCGTACGGCTAAGCTCTCGTACTGCTGATTCGTATGCCTCGCGCTCACTGTCGGACCATATATGGCCGTGGTTGGTGAGTGCGAGGCCCAGCTTGTCGAGGGCTTTCAGGGTGGCATTGCGTGTTGGCTGCATGGTTTTCTCCTTACGCCAGGCTGCGGGTGACTTTGATCGGTGTGTTCTTGGCGGTGTAGTTGAGCGACACCTGCACGATGTCGTCGTTGCCGCCGTCAGGCAGATCACCATCGATCTCGATCTCGGGCAGCTCGAAGGTGTAGCTGTTGCCCGCGGCATCGGTCAGAGGGAAGGACACACCGATAGCCTCGCGGGTCAGCATCTTCTTCCACTGGTTCCAGGCCGCCTTGCTCCAGGCCATGGTTAGCGAGCCTGAGACGTTGGCCGACGTGGCAATCAGGGCGCCAGGGCCAGCCTTGCCGAGGCAGCGTTGTGTTTGCAGCGTGTTGTCGATGGACATGGAAAGGGCGCTGATGCAGGCCTCGCCGGCCAAGGTGGCGCCGTCGACCAGAATGTCGCCAACACTGGTGGCCGAGCCCATCGCTACGGTGGTTGCCTGAGGATTCACGGTCCCAGCGGCGGTCGGGTCGGTCTCGCCATCCTCATAGCCGAGTCCGATGCCGGTGAAGCTGCAGGTCACCTTGCCTTCTTCGGGGATGTCGAGCTGCATGGCACCGATGTGCACGCCCTTGAAGGTTGAGTAGACGCCGACGTCCTTGAATGCCTTTACGATGGTGAAGGTGTGGCGGTCAGCACCAATCTCCAGCACATCAGTCGCCCAGGTGCCGTAGAAGGCCGCCTCGAGCAGCTTGTCGAACGTGCCCGCGCTCATCTCGCCAGCCAGGTCGCCGGAGTAGTCGAGGCTGGTGATGATGCTGCCGCCCTGCATGCGCGTCTCGCGGATCTCAGCAGAGACCTCGGTGGAGACGTTGGGCGTCAGGGTATTGCCGGTGAGGCGCAGGGTGTCCCAGGTCGCCGGATCAGGCGTTTCCCCAGGCGTGGACTCGGGAGCGAGGTAGGTTGCGATCTGAGAGCCGCTGGACATGTGTTTTCTCCAGGCATGAAAAAAGCCGCTCAAGGCGGCTAAGAGGTGGACGGTGGGGCGGTTTAGCCGACGCGGAAGGGCGTCGTTACATTCAGCTGATAGTTGCCTTCAGAGGGCCCTACGCGCTGCACTGAGGAGGCGAGCGTTTCGAGGTGGCCAGTACGCCAGAACTGCAGATGCGCAGCCAGGGAGTCGGCGATCTGGTACGCCTGCCGGCTGCCCTGATTGTCCTTGGTGAACACCTGGCACATGATCAGCCCGGGGCGGCGAACGCAGGGTTCGGAGCCGAGACCAGCGACGAAGCTGTCGCCGTGCTGGATGGTCAGCCTCACCCATGGCTCTTGGTTGGCGATGGCCGTATCCACGCTCGGTCCGTTGGGGGCGCCGTCATAGGCCACAGGCACGCCATCCCACGCCACCATGCGCGACTCGATAGCGATGCGGATCTCGTCGAAGGTCAATTGATATACCTCGCACGCAAGGATTCGAAGGCAATGGAATAGACGCCTAGAGGCGCCTGCTGTGAATGCCCATGTTCCAGGCTCTCGCCGTAGATTATGTTTGACTGAAGGACCACAGCTTTGAAGGGCTTGCCCCGGGCGGCTGACAAAACAGCCTCGGCATCTCGCCGGACTCGGGCGCCTGACTTGTCCGGCTCGGGCACCACTGAGTTGTCACTGCCATTTACGGTAACCAGATGACTCCCCTTGTAGGCCCCTGTATCGACAGGTGAGTGAAGAATGAGCTGCTGCAGAGCGAACAGCACCATTTCACCCTGCTGTTTCTCCAGGGCGTACTCCACTTCTCGCGCAAAGCCGGAAAGTGATTTGGACCATCCCTTGCGCGTCGTCATTTTTTCTCCAGGCGTAAAAAACCCAGCACGTCGGCTGGGCAAGTAGCGGCAGGCCCTAGCGTGATCGTAAGCCACCGTAAGGTTCCAAAGCTTGCTGTAAGTCCTCAATGAGGGCCACGCCAACTCCCTCCGTTCTGCGTAGCTCCTGGTGGGATAGCTTCACGGCTTGAGCAACGGTGGATATGCCAAAGTGACGGAGGAAAGACTTGGTCTTTGCGCGCTTGACGAGATCGTGAACGTTGATAGCGGACCATTCCTGCTCTTTGTGAGCCAACTCCCGCTCTTTCAACATCTCCGCCGCGATGCTGTACGCGGTTCTTGCAATCGCTGCCCGATGCCGGGTGTCGGAGCTGAGAAGCTCTACGCCCTCGGCCGTGACCAGAGACTTCATCGCCTCAACGGCAAATTGATCCAGCAACTCGTTGTCATCGCTCATTCTGTAACCGCCAGGTAGAGGTGGTGCAGCTATTGTAGCCGATTGTTCCAATTCAGTTTACGGTCTCCTGAGTTGAATCGTCCAGGTGGCCTTGGCCGGATCCTGTCCAACGTTAACCACCAGCATGCCGTCGATGGTGTCGTCGACCTTGGGCGTGGCCGGGGCCTGGTCAGCGTCCAAGATCAGTTCGTTCTGGAGTACGCCGGAGAGTTTCACGTCGGTACGCCTGATGTGCTGATCGTCGACCTCTTGGACCGAGTATCCGCTGAATACCCCTCGGCCAGAGTAGGCTACCGTTGTCGTACTGCTGCCAGTCACTGGATCGTACTCGCCGGCTATCTCGCGGGAGCCAGTGAAGCGCCGCACGGCGTCACTCAGCTTGCCGTCGAACGCCTTGGGCACCTTGGCGTTGATCTTGTCCTGGATGTAGCCCATTACAACCTCTTGAGGATGGTGACCCCGTTGTTCTTCGGCAGGTACGGGGCCAGCAGGTCGGAGATCATCGACAGCGCGCCGGTCTGCGCCTGGGCGCCGTCCTGGTACTCGGTCTCCACCTCGACGGTGTCGGCCCTTACCCGCTCGTGCTTCACGGCGCCGTCGGTGTCGGCGTAGAGCCGGCCATTCGCTGCCTCCTGGGCCAGCAGGGCGCCGGCCATGACCACGTCATCGTCGACAGGATCGGAGAGCCGGACCCGCTTGGCGGTCAGCCAGGTGTTAGCATCCAGCACGGCGCGCGTCTTGTCGCCCGTGCCTTCCCAGCCCGCGCCCAGTTTGGTGTCGACATCGTCAACGGTGACGTAGGTGGCCATGGGTTACTCCTGCCCGTCGTTGCCCTGGCTGTCGGCCTGGATCTCGGCCACCCGCTGCTCCAGGGTCTCGGTCTTGGTGTTGGCGCCGGGGCGCTTGCCGGTGGCGTGCTCGATTGCGTCCATCAGTTCGGCGCGGCGGGCCCGCTCGTCGGACTCGGCATCGTCCGGACGCGGTTCTTCGGCGCCGATCACCTCGACCTCGATGCCGGCGGCCTCGTAGGCGGCGACCACGTCGGGGTGATGGCCCTCGACGGTGACGCTGGTGGCGGCCTTGTCGGCGCCGGCGAAGAAGCGGGGATTGCGGTACTGCCGCCCGGGCTCGAAGCCGCGGCGGCGCGTGGTGTAGATCAGGTGCATGGCTGACTCCTATCAGCTGGCCAGCGGGCGACCCGTAGGCCGCCCGCCAGGGATCACAGAGAGGTCACGATGACGCCGGCGGTGTCCTTAACATCGCTGGCGATCTGCGACCAGTTCCCGCCGGTGCCGATGGTGGCGTCGTCGGGCGACTTGGTGCCGCCATAGGAGTAGCCCTTGAGGCCGAGGTTGTAGGTGTACTCGGCCTGGAAGATCCGGCGGATGTTCTCGTCGCCGGTCTTCTCCTCGACGGTGGCGTAGTAGTCGTTGTTGTCCTCGACAACCGCGGCGCCTTCGGCCAGACCAAGGGTGTGGTAGTGGTCGGTGCCAGCACCGCCACCATCGGCCTCGTACAGCGCAGGAGAGTCGGTCATCACGAACCGGCGGCCGAACCCATCCTGGGTGACGCGCACGGTGCCGAATTCGAACAGCTGATTGCCGTTGGTCAGGGCGCCGTCGAACAGGTCGGTCATCGGCTTGGAGTGGAGCACCCAGACCATGATGTCCATCATGCGATCGCCGAACTTGCCGGCGCCCTTGTTGAGGGCGTTCAGATTCAGAGTGCCAGCGGTGGCGTCGTGCGCCACGGCGGAGTTGCCGATCATCGCGGTCTGCAGGGCCAGAATAGCGGTGTTCACCTCATCGGCGATGACGCCTCGAGCGACCTGCTCGCCGATCACCACACCGGCCTCTTCGGGCTGACGCTGGATCCACTGAAACTGCTGCGGCTGGAACTCCACCGGGGAGGTGCCGCCGGCGATCTTCACCGCCACATGGTCCATCTGGGCCAGAGTGGTCGGGGTGACGGCGCCGGTGCCGTAGGCGTTGCGACGACGCATCAGGTTGGCGATGGCCTTGTAGGAGGCCTCGTGAGCGAAATCGCCCACGTTGCCCGCCTGCTGGAGCTGCAGAGCACCGCCGGTGGCGGCGTTGAACAGTTCGATCTGCTGGCGGATGGTCTCGGTGGCTGCCGAGTACAGGAAGTCGTTGAAGACTTTCATATCAGAGAGTGCCATAGGGCGCTACCTCATTGGTTTTGCTTGCGTTTCAGGATTTCCACCTTTTCGGCGGTAGACTTCGCGTCCTTCCACGCCCTTGGCGCTGAGGAACCACCTCCGCCACCCGGCGCCCCTGACCCCTTGGGCTGCGGGAACCAGTGCGGAGCTTTCTCTCGCATGGACTCAAGCCATGCGGAAGGGGTGAGAGGCTTGCCGTCTGCATCCAGACCGGCCTCCTCTCGGGGCACAACGTTGCCCTCGTCATCGACTTCGAACAGCGAACTTGCGCGGTAGACTGCGTCTTGAACAGCCGAGTCCACGATGCCGACTTCGGCGGCCGCAGTTCGGATCTCGTCGCTCATGACCCGGCCGCGGAACTTGTCGGCGAACGCCTTGGCGCTCTCTGCGGTCTGCTGAGCCTCGCTCAGCTGGCGGTCATAGCCTTCCCGCATCCGCTCTGTGCGCTTGTTCAGCACCTCGTCGAGCTTGCCGTCGGCGATCAGCTGGGCCTCCTCGTTCTCGGCCAGCTGCTGCTCGAGCCTGCGGGCCCGCTCGGGGTCCAGCCCCTCGAATTGCTTGAGCTGAGACTTGAGCGTTTTCTGTGATTCGAGCAGTTGGTCGCGCTTTGACTTGAGGCCGCTGACCTCGCTGTTGAGCGCTTCCTCATGTTTGGCGTCCAGCGCCTCCTTGAGAGCCTTGGCCTTGTCTTCTTCCAGCTCGATGCCGAGTTCAGAGAAGTCGATTTCCAGTGGCATGGTGTTGTGCTCCTTGAGCGCGTTGAGGCCGCCCGCCTGGCGAGCAGCCATTAAAAAACCCCGCTCAATGGCGGGGCTTTGAATAAAATTGTTGGTCAGTCTTCGAAATCGCCTAGGCGGCGTCGAACCTCGAAAGAGAGGTTCCAGCAGAGGCGGGCCTGGAGTTGGTCGGCGAGCGTTCCGCTGCCGGACTGCAGCAGGCGCCACAGTCGCCACCAGGTGATGAAATCGGGATCGGCTGGGGTCATGCTGTCAGCCTACCTCATGCCGCCTCGCCAAACACCTCGGCGAATGTCTCGCGGTCGCGTGCTCTCAACTCGTCCAGCGTGTACTCGCGTTGCCGAGGATCGGTGAATCGGTCCAGGCTGTAGCCGCCCTCTTTGTAGAGGCGGTAGCGCCGGTCTCCCAGCCATTCGCGCTGATACCGGGCGCTCTGGCTCGCGAACCAGTCGGCGTATGTGGTGCCTGCGCTAACCTGACCAACCTCAAGGCCGGCAGCTTCGCGCTGCTTCTTGGTCATGTTGCCGATGCTGCGGAACTTGGCCTGGTCGTCGCGCCCCTTGACCTTAAGGGCGCGCACGTAGGGCCGCTGGCCCATGATGTCGCCGTCGAGGGAGGGCGCCAGGCTGCATCGGCATCGGTGATGAAGCGGCGGTTCCGGGTGTGGCTCGTCGATCTTCCAGCGCCGACCGTCTAGCGGGGCGCAGCGGCGACAGGTCCGGCCCTCAAGCTGAGCCACCCAGACCACATGCGTGACGCCCAGGGCGTTGTAGGTCTTCCGGTAGGCCTCGTTGCTCATGTGCTGCCGGGCCGTGCGAACCACGTTGTCGACGTTGTTGCGCGTCGTCTGCAGCACGCCGTCGCGGTACTTGAGCGCCGGTGTCCCGCGCAGGGCCCGGATGATCTGGCTGTTGCTCTGGCCCTCGCTGACGCCTTGGCGGATGGTGCTGTAGACCCGGTTGCGGGTGGCCGGTCCGATGTCGGCCAGCATGTCCTCGACGAACTCCCCCATCACCGGTCGGGAGAGAGCGGCCGATGCCACAGCAGGATCCGGCGGGATCTCGCCCTCTACCGCCTGGGCGATGAGGTCGCGGACGTATCCCGCCTCCTGATCGGCTAGGGCCGCCAGCTCCTTGAGACTCATGGACTTGATGCGCTCGCCAAGCGTCGAGACCCAGCGGTCGATTGCGTCGCGCAACCCCTTGAGCCGAGTCGTGTGGTAGCGGCCCCGGGCGAACGCCTGGAGCTCGGCAGGCGTCAGGTTGTCGAGGCGCTCGCCGATCTCCCGAGGAAGCTCGGCGCTCATTTCATCGATGATCGCCAGCGCCTTATTGACGTGCGCTGTGCCGGTGCGGTGCAGGTATGAGACATGCTGCGCCAGAGCGGTGACGATCCGGCGCTGTGCGTCCTCACGATCACTCATCGTCGGTTCCCTGACCATCGAGCAGGGCCAACAGGTCCTGGTCGGCGAGATTGGTGACCCCGGCCTTGCGCAACGACTCGAACAGCACCGCCTGCGGCACCTCGTCGGCCAGGCGCAGATCGCGAACGATGCCCATCATTGCGGCATCGATCTCGGCCTTGGTGAATTCGGGCTCGACCTTGAACGTGATGGCATCGATGTCGGCCTGCGGCAGGTTCAGCCAGCGGCCGAAGTAGCGAAGCAGCTGCTCAATGCCCTCGGCCGCGGTAACCACGACGCTGTACAGGCTGGTGTGTTGATCGCTCTGGCGGGCCTTGCGGGCCTCGCCGGACTCGTCGGCCCCTGCATCAATCACTCTGGCCCCAGCCTCCAACGCGGTGTTTCGCTGGTCCTGCATCGCTGTGCGGTTGGCCTCGATGCCAGCACCCTGGAATTCCAGATACCCGACCTTGCCGTCCTTGCCCACATTCCAGGCGGCCATGGGGCCGCTGACACTGAATTGCTCGTCCTCGCCCAGGTCCGCGGCGATCCACGGTTGGGGATGCGAGGTGTAATGGAGGCTGGTGTAGTAGTCTGCCGAGAGTTGGTAGCTCTTGAGCGCCGCCTTCGCCATGGTCAGCAGAGGAATCTCGTCGGTGTCGGCGTTGTTGTCGGTGCTGCCCAAGAAGACCAGGGGGATGAAGTCGAGCGGCGCCTGGTTAGTGCCCGGCATGTCTTCCTCGCCGACTGCTTCGCCATGCTCATCCAGCAGACGCACCCGGTATCGACCCTCGTTGAGGTCGAGCACTCGGTAGCGGGCCTCACTGTCGTGACTGAACTCGTCACCCTGGTGTACGGCCTCGCGCAGCACGCTCAGCACCAGGTCGCGGCGCCCGTCGACGTCAGCTTCGCGCCAGTTGATGGCGTCGAGCGCGCCGTAGAGGGCCACATAGGGTCGGCCGTCGCCATCCCAGTCAGCGAGTAGAGGTTGTCGGCCATAGGCCAGCAGACCCAGCACTGAGCGAAGAAACAGCGTCTTGAGCGGGAAGCCATCGGCCGTGGCCTCGTCCTGAAGGGAGGCTAGGGAGGTCGGTAGGTTTATCTCGGGTTCCTGGCGAGACACAAGCCCCATCATCGTACGCAGTGAGTCCTTCACCCACAGCGGGTATTGGGCGCGCCGCTTGTAGGACTGGTAGATCTCCCGGGCCTCGTCGAGCGACAGCATCGCGCTTTCGTCGGTTTTCGCCTGGTGCTCGAGGGCCATCTGACCGCTGGTCTTCGGCAGGTAGCCGATGCCAGCACCCTTGATAGCGCCTTCCCCTTCGATGCTGTCGCGCATCAGCTCCCAATCGGTGAGCTTGTCGTCGTATTGGGGGTGTGTCGTGGTGACAGGCATATCAGGCGAGTCCTCGAATGCGTTTCATGCCGACCTTCGGCTTGTTGACCAAGTAATCCTTCACAATGAAGTACCCGGCAGCGTCGTTGGGGTGATCCTTGTCGTTCTCTTTGTCAGGTTCGCCTTGTTTGTTCCATGCCTGCTGCTCCAGCGCGTCGGTATAAGCTGGGCATGCATAGGGGTTTACCTTGTAGCGGCGCTCGCCCTTGGCGTTGCAAAACGCCGCATTCATCGAGTTGACGCGGTCCTTGACGGGTGGGTTACTGGCGTTCACCACCACCCGAAAGCCGGCGTCACGCAATTGAGCAATGTCCGTTGTCGACGCATTCACTGACCGGCGCGAGTCGCCCGAGGCGTCGGGGTATACGTGGATTTCGCAGGTCTTGATGTAATCGTCGCCGTCATAGCGCCAATAGCGCTCTTTGATACGGCGGATCATGTCGGGGGTGTCGTAACCCCCCATGATTTCGTCCACCGCACGAGGATCGCCGTCACGCTTCACATGGGTCACCGCCGCCATCTTGCCGACGTTGAAGTCCATGCCGATAAACAGCGGTTCGCCCTGCTGCACGGTGTCCATGCAAGCATTCAGCGCCCTATCGAACTGCCGGTAGACCGTGCCAGTGGTCAGGTTGACGAATAGGCCACGCAGGTAGGCATCGATCAGCTGCGGCGGATAGGCCTCCAGCAGAGCATCGATGTAGTCATCTGGCAGGTTCGCCTCGTTGTCATAGGTCGATGCCTGAACCAGGCCGTAGCGCTGAGCCATGGTCGGCTTATCACGAAGCGCCTTGACGAACTGCTGGTGGACGAACTTGAACCCCTCGGGCGTCGTCGTAACGTCGATGCCGTTCTTGAGCCCGTCGACCTTGTAGCGCATCCGCGCCATGATTTTGCGCCAGGCCATTTCGGCCTTGGCAGTAGCCATCAGGTCGAGCTCGTCGACCAGGGCGTGTCCGATCTTGAAACCGACGATGCTGCCAGGCTTGTCCATCGAGCGGCATATCACCGTGGAGCGGTACTGCCGGCCGCTATACAGGTGGACCTCGCGGTTTGCCTCTCGCACCTCAGCGCGCAAGGCGAGTGAGTGCGCGACCTCCTCGATGGTCGGGTAGAAAATGTCCCGGATCTGAGGATAGGTCGGGGCGAAGTACCCCATATTGATGCGCGGGTGTTGCCAAGCGTGGGCGCCGATTCCGCTACAGCCGACCCACGTCTTGCCAGAGCCAAAGCCGGCCACGTAGGCCCGGAACTTCTGCTGCATCGCCAGGAACTGACCTTGCGGGCGATTAAGCGTCGCCTCGGTTTCGATCGGGGTCGCTGGCATCCTGCACCTTGAAGACGACGTTGACCGGTTGGGGCGCGTCGTCCTGTCCGTCTGGTTCCGGTTTGTTGCGCCACCTGTCTGGCTTGCGGTTGTTCAGCCATATGGCGGCGGCGGTAGTGTCAGGCGGGTAATGCTTGGTCGTCTGGTGAGTGACGATCTCGCCTTGGTTGTTGAACACCTTCTCTTCGGGGTGGCTATACCCGAGGGCGCGCTCGTACAGCCGGGAGGCCACTTCGGCATCGGCCATGACCTTGCCGTTTTTTATGGACTCCGAAAACGCCGCGTGATCCTTCTTCCACTTGTTGATCGTGGATTCGGTAACCTCGAAGAAATCGGCCATCTCGGCATCCGTGGCGCCCAGCAAGCACAGCTTGCGGGCCTGCTCGGCGAACGCAGCCTTGTACTTGGTTGGTCGTGCCATGGTTGCCTCATTGAATAAGCGGTGCTGAGCTCACGGCGGACGGACTTGCCAGCTACCGTGAGCAATACGGTCATGCAAGCAGGTGCAGCTGCGGGCCTACTCGGTGAATGCGGCGGCTCTCGAGGGGTGGTCAGATTGACCCCCGTTGTGCTTATGCCACATCCAGCTTGAGCTGCATCTGGTCGCGGAGATAGGCGACTCTCTGCTCCAGCGGTGGCTTGACCCAGCGATGTCGGGCTAGCTCGCTCCCGGCCATGCTGCCGCGCTGCTTCTGATCATCTAATGTCCGGCAAGCATCATCTAACTGCTGACGAAGAGTGGCGCGGCCATGAACAATGTCGTCGATGAGCATGTCTGCCCATACGCCGAAATCGACGTCAATCCAGCGAGCGAATACAACGGATAGCTTTGGGTGAAGCCATGTGCCGCCACCACGGCCGCGCTGGGTCCGAATCAAATCCCTCGGATTCGCGGTATTTAAATGCCTTGCCAAGGCAGTCATGTATTGCTGCGTCTCAATGTTCCTCAGCCAGAGGTCAAGACGCTTGCCATGGCGCTTGGCGATGTCGGTGGCATTGATCCAGCCATCAGTGTTGAAACGGACTGACTGGCCCTGGTATTCGAAGGGAACAACGTTCTGCATGGTGCGTTTTCCTTTTAGCAAAGAGCCCAGTCGCACAGAAACGCCAGCCCCAAGAGAAGCTCGCCAGCTTTTACCGACGCTTCACCTGGGCTCTTTCTGAAAGGCTCTTGGGTTATCGCGCCGTGCGTGGCGCAGGTACAAAAAAGCCCCGGCGGATGCCAGGGCTTGAGTGGTTCTTTTTACTTGACGCAAGGCGAGTATATCGCCGGTGATTTTTCCGCCATCCGCTGCTGGTGTAGTGAATTGCTCAACACAGCAGGCTGAATAGGGACCGCCTGAGCTTTCTCTGGCGGCTGGTACGGAGTGCAGCGCTTCACAGCGTCCGTCCTTGGTAGGTGGGGACCACCTCCGGGTGCTGCAGGGTGTTTAGCGTGCTGAGATAGAGCCTGGGTGCGTACGGAGCGACCGCTAAGCTCAAGCGTCTTACATCAGCCTTGGGCATGGGCGTGCATCGAAACTGTTGCTATACCGATGAGTGGGCTGTTGCCATAGGTTCGTTCTCAGCATACTCTGCCACCGCCTTAGTCGATCTGTAGGAGACCTGGAGGTGGACAAGTATTTGGTCGAGAGCTACCTAACCGCTAAGAGCCGGCGGGTGCGGTGGGCGGTAGTTAAGCTTTCTCAGCACTACAATGAAGAATCCAGAGAGGTTGTTTCGCGGCATGCCCGCGAGGCAGATGCCCGTGCCGAAGCAGCAGCCTTATCATTCGTTTCGCAGCCGGCCACCTAAGCTATCCTCATGACTGCCCCCATGATTGCGAGGTAGTTCCAGAATGCCTGCCAGATTCCAAGTTCGCTCAGTGCTCACCGACCCCGACAGCACCAAGGTCGATTACTGGCAGGTGGTCGATACGCACCTGAACGACGACGTGATCGCTTCCTACCACGACTGCGAAGCAGCTGAACGAGAAGCCGAAAAACTCAACCGCGATAGCGAAGCAGACTGAATACCCGTCGGGCTCACTTTGTTCTGATAGCGTCCATGAACGTGCGGGGCTGCTGCCCACGTTCGAGCGCCTTGTCTACCGTGCGCTGGCGAACGTTGATGCCCAGGGCCGCACCCATGGTCACGAATAGCCAGATCAGCATGCCGGTGAACTCAGGATCACCCACGACCGAGGGGTCGATCGCGATGGTGTAGGCCATAACGGCAGACAGGGCGCCCAGGGAGAAGGCGAACACCCAGCCAAGGGCAGGGCGCCAACCGCTCTTAAACCAGCCCTCGTGCTCCAGCTCGGCGCGCATGGTGCGCTGCGTCTCGGTCAGTCGAGCCGTCTGCTCGGCGGCAGCGGCCTTCTCAGCCTCGAGGCGCATTGCCTCCAGTGCCTGGCGATGCTCATTGTTGAGGCGGACCAGCTCAGCACGCTTGGTCGGATCTTGAGTAGCTGCCACCAGTGCAGCAGGATCGTTCTCGATACCCAGCGCAGAAGTAACCATGAGAGACGCACCAGCTGCGGCGCCACCCACAGCAGGACCGCCAAGCGCAGTGGCCACGGCAGGCGCGTACTTGGCGACTTCTTCAACGGCATCTCTCCAGTTCATCACCGGTTCTCCAGGCGCGACACCCGGGCACCCAGGGCATCGATGCGGCTGTTGATCTGATCGCGGTACATGGCCGCGTCGTTGATCGTCATGTAGTCGTTGCCGACCTCTCGCAGATCAGCGCGAAGCTGTTCCGTCAGGGCAATCAGTTGACTGATGCGCTCGTCCTGGCGCGCTGATGTCTCGATCAGGGTCAGGGTGGTGTTGCCTGACCAGGCGAGCAGGCCGACGACGAGGGCTAAGAGCACGGTTTGAACGTGTCTCTCGAGGATAGGCTTGGCCTTCAAGGCAGTATCGGGACTCGTTTCAGACATCCCGCCTCCTGGGTGGGCCTGCGTATGGGAATAGGATGGGCCGCGCCGCTCTTAGGCAGCGTCGGAATACTCGGGCTCGCACACCTCGGCGATCAGCACTTGGCCGACCTCTGTCACCAGGGCATCGAGGTTGTCGCGGTATGTAGCCAGGTCATTCGGGTTCGTGATGAAGAACAGCTCGACGATGATCCCGCCGGCACGAACGAAGGCCAGCCGGCTGTGCTGACCAGAGCCTTCGCCTTTCGCGCCGCGGTTGGCGATGCCCATGACACTCGCCATTGAGTGGCAGAGGAGGGCGCCTAGCCGCTTACCGCTCGCATCCGACAGTGTTTCGACACCGGTGGCGGTGGGCCTGGAGAAGGCGTTGCAGTGGAACTCGACAGCGACGTCGTGACGCTTCGCCATCTCGCAGGCCTGACGTAGCGGCAGGTTCTGGCCTGGCTGGCCATCTCGGCCAAATACCAGCTTGTCGGCGAGGTAGTCACAGAGCCGGTCACGGAAGTCGAGCACCACGTCAGCCTCGGTCAGGCCGTTACCGGTTGCGCCAGGATCGGACATCGAGTGGCCGGCGCTGATGAACAGCGTCTGCGTCTGGAGCGCCATCATCTTGCACCTCGAATAAAACAGCCCGCAGGAACGGGCAAAGACACCAGGTGGCGGCGTCATCACGGGAAAGGGGGCCGTAGATCGCGCTCAGCGCCGTTGATATGCTCCAAGCTCACCACAAGCCATGGAGGCAACAATGACAGACGACGCAAGGCGACTGACGGCTCTGCAAGAGAAAGTCGATCAGCTTGAGCAAGCTCTGGTGGAGCAGCGGAACGTGAATGCCGCCGCGCAAATGGCGACGCTGCTTTCACTTACTGCGGTATCGCAGACTTTGCGCCATTCATATGGCATACAGCAGGAAATGCTGACTGGCCTGGGGTATCGGTACAAAGAGCTCTGGCCCTTTGGGAACCTTCCCGATACTGAAGCCGCTCGAGAGCAGTACAGTACTCTCATCAACACTCTGATCACGGATACGAAAGGCGAGTTTTACCCCCGTCCTGAGAAAGGCGTATAAGACCGGGTATCACTCGGCCATCGATGATCAGCCGCTTCCCATTGGCGTCAGTCATTTTCGACAAAGGGAGCGGCTTTACGCCGTGGTGCAAGTCAGCTGTGCTCATTGGTCAACTCCACGGGAAAGGGTGCCGCCCGACCAGGGCGAGGGAAGGCTCGCAGGGCGGCATAACGAACTACGCCCCGGCGGGAGGCCAGGGCGCAGGAAAGAACAAGTCTGCCTGAACTAACGGATCGAGTATCAAGGACGGTATGCGGTTACTAACTTCGAGGGATCATTGAGTCGTGCAACAGCCTGCTGCGCCGAATGAAGAGTTTAGAATCACACCTCATTCGAGGAGTAGACCTCCACGCGATCTCGCCCGTTTCTTTTAGCTTGATACATAGCAATATCAGCTTCTCTTAATAGTCGGGAGAGGCTCGAAGCTTCCTGTCCATTCGTGCCAGAAATTCCAAAGCTTGCAGTGACAGTAATGGAAAAATCTTTGTAATTAATAGGTGAGCTTTTGAGATTTTTTCGTAACCTGTCAGCCAATAATAAAGCTTCGTCTGTAGACGCCCCAGGCACCGCAAGGGCAAATTCTTCGCCTCCAAAACGACAAATGATGTCTGACGATCGCGTTAGACTTTTTAGGCGTTGAGCAGCAGCATGCAAGACATGGTCTCCTGCTGGGTGACCATAGGTATCATTAACAGCCTTGAAGCTATCCAGATCAATCATTACTAGAGAAAACGGGGCATTGTCACCACTGGATGTAAGTACGTTGTCGCACTCAGCTAGAAAGGATCGGCGATTAGGAAGATGGGTCAACTCATCCTGTAATGCGAGCCTTTGTGCAGCCTTTTTAGATACACGAAGCTTCTCCTCAAGGTCCTTCTGCGCAGTAATGTCGATGGCTATTTCGATGCGAACCAGTCGGCCGTCAGGCCACACGGTTGCAATATCTCGGCATTGATACCACCGGTTATCTCTAGTGTTTCTGAACTCCCACACAACTGGATCTAGCGAGGGTTTGTTCCCTGGCGCTATCAGAGAATTTGTGCAGAAATTGCACGGACCGACTTGGTCTTGTTGTAAATATTGCCAACACTTTTTACCTAAATGCTCTCCAAATTTACTTTGGAGTGCTTTGTTGACGAAGATAAGTTCGTGGGTATCTAGATCGCTGACGTAAATGAGCGCATCAAGACTCTGGAAAATGCAGCGTATCTCGTTCTCGCTGAGCTGATCTTCGTTTTTTGCAGATTCCCGCATGGCTCATCCCGGCATCAGTCTCTTTGACTTCTGTCTATATTGTACAACTTTCTTAACATTCGTATTAGATTTTCGTGAAGAATGCAGAATAGTGTCGAGCTGGTGTATTGGCCAAGAGTACAATTCCCGTGGCCTTCGGTATGAGGCAGAAGTATGTCGTTGTTTGAGCGGCCTGAATAGCTAAGCTATCGTGCAGCTTAGTGAAATACGAAAAAACCCCGCCGGAGAGGGCGAGGCTTTGATATGTGCTAGCTGTTTGGGTGTACGCCGTCCAGTTTAAAGATAAGCTACAGCATCGGGGCTTAGAAATCCAGCACTTTATGCAGCCTTTCTGATGTTTCTCACCATATCGCCGATCGTCTCGCTGATTGGCTCCATGGCTTCGCCCTCCCAGTGGTTGATCGACGCCTGGATCACGGACCACACCGGCATCCAGTCTTGATGCCACTTTCGGGTGTTGATTGCCACGCCGTACCACTCGGCCATCATGGCGCCGATGCGCTCAGGACCCCATGCCGGCTGCTCGTTCGAAAGGTTGCGCTGCCGCTCAAGCAGCGCGACGTGGATCAGGTAGTGCACGCGCTCTTTCTTCGCGGGGCGCCAGGCTCGACCATCGCCCCAGTTCGGAATGCTGGCGATCACCTTGCCCTCGACGGCTTCCACAGCGTCATCCAGATAGGCATTCGCCTGCTCGGTCGAGGGATGGCACAGCACATGCCCGATTGCAGCCAGGGTGGGCTGCTCACGCTCCAGGCGGCAGATGCGGGCGTAGACCGGCCCGTACTCAATGCCGTGGGCAGCGCCGGTACCGCCCTTCTTGGTGAACTGCACGCCGCCACCGCTTTCCAGCTCCTCGAGGATGGGGCCCATCTGAGAGCGAACACCGGTGTCGAGTGCCATGGCCCATGCCAGTTTCGGATCAGTCGTAATCATGCCGCGCTCTCCCGTTTTGCTCGTGCCTTGGCTTCGTTCGCCGTGCGGTGCTCGCTGATGCTTTGAAACCCTCGCCAGAGGGTGTAGCGGTCGACGCCGCCGTGAGTCGTCTTGCAGATCACGAATTCGCCGCTCTGGATTGAGTAGGCGCTTTTCCGTGACCACTTCACGACCGGCGCCTCGGGTCGTTGTTGTGATAGCGCCGGCCTGGTGGACGCTCGCTCTGCTTGTCGCTCATGCGGCCTCCTTGATCTCGACCAGGCACTGGCCGCCAGCCATGCGCTCGCCCCGGATGATCGTCAGCCGGTCAATCTGCTCGTCGTCCAGCCAGATGCCCGCGTGGGTAAGTGCGTCGAGAAGCGCCTTGCCGCCGTGGTTGTCGATGTCCCGCTTGCGGCGGTCGGGCGGCAGTAGTGTGACGACAACATCTAGCCGAGCGGCCAGGGGTTCGCCCTGGTGCTGGCCGGCGACGGCGGTGGCCACGTCTTTGCGGAACTGCCGCCCCTTGCGGGACAGCAGCGTGCGGCCATGGACGTTGCGCCAGACGGTGTTGGTGCTAGGCGGCCAGGGTAGGGTGAGGGTGATCATCGGGCAGCCTCCCGCATCGCCAGCTCAAGCCGGAACAGGACGCAGCAGGCGACGTGCGCCAGGTGGTGAACGCCCGTCTCGGGATCATTCTGCTCACCCCTGGCGAGAGCCATCTCGTGGCGAAGCGCGGCGGCCAGGTATCGGCTGTCAGCGTTCTCGACGTACTGCCAGTTGCCTGGGGCGTATTTCTCGGCGCCGGCGGTGAGGACGTGGCCGATGGCCTCAAGGGCTCTAGGCATGTCGGAGACCAGCAGGTCCATCCGGGGCTTCTCGCCGTCGAACTTCATGCCGGCCTTCTCGTCACCCATGCGGATCGGCCGGGCCAGGTCCCTGACGCTGACGAGTGTCTCCTCATGACGGAGCAGGGCGTTGTCGATGTGGTCAGCCATGGGCATCCTCCTTGGCGGCGATGAACTCGAGGGCGTCGGCCAGGGCGCCGACGATGGGCTCGTCTGTGAAGTGGTCGAGGCCATGGTTTATGGTGTCGATCAGCCACCCAGGCTGTCGGGCCTGCATCTCGGGGCTGGCATGGATCGCCTGATGGCACTCCCGGCAGGCGGGCATGGCGAAGCTGTCCGGGGCTGTGGTGCCCATGCCAGACAGGCCCCAATGCAGCCCGATGACGTGATGGGCGTCCGTGGCAGGGCCGCCGCACACACAGCAGGGCAGGGACCGGACGAACGCCAGGTAACGCTCACTACGCCACCGTGTGTCGCTCGACGCCTTCTGTGCTGTCTTGCGGCGCTTCTGCATCGGCTTGCGGGCCATCGGCGCCCGGTTGCGAAGGGGGGTCTTCCGCTGAATTGCCGATCTCTTCATGGGCGCCCCCGGATTAGTGTGACGACCCAATCGAAGGGGTAGCCCTCAACCTGCTTCGTCAGCTTCATGGCGACCCACGTGATGGCGACAATCGTCCACGCGATGGTCACGTGGCCCCCGATCACCCCGACAAACCAGGCGGCGATGTTGATGGCGATTGCCAGGCTGTTTGTGATCATCCTGGTGGGCATCAAGAATCCCTCCTGTCGATCTGCTCGAGAAAGCTGCGCATCTCCTCGCGGGCCCGGCGCTTCTCCTCGCGCTGCGCCCAAGCCAGGGCTGCGCAGGCGCCGAGGCAGGACACGATGGCGAAGGCGAATAGGGCGAATGTCGGGTTCATGCGGCGGCCTCCCGGTATTGATCTGGACCGATGCCTTTGAGGCCGGGATCGGTCAGGCGGAAGCCGCGCCCCGTCAGATCCACGTAGACAGCGTTCAGGTATTCGGTCTTCTGCTGCTTGTTCATCCCGCGCGTCACGGGGAAGTCGAATGGCGATTGCATGAACTCGAGCTTCTCCTCGTAGGGGCGCCACTTAATGAGCCGGTCATACTTCTCGGCGAATTCTTCGCTGTCCCGGCGCATGATCGGCACGCCGTGGTGGAGCTTCATCTGGCCCCGGTACTCCTCGGCGGTCATGTCACCCTGCTCACCGGCTTCACGGCACCACAGACGCTGGAGCCGGTTCTGGTCGAGTGAGCGCTTTTCCTCGTGAGGACGGACAACGATGTCGACGCGCCCCCAGTCTTGAATTGCTCGAGTGACGATGCCGGGCAGCCGGGCGATGGCGGCCATGGACTCCTGCAGGGTGGCGGCGGTGTTGATGTATGCCTTGGCCTTGCTCATCCCTTACCTCCCGCGATCACTGCCAGGGTGAGAACGCCCAAGGAGGCCCCAATGAACAGGCCGATCAGGAATAGGGTCATGCCACCTCCTCGCGGTACGCTTTGTCATAGCTCCAGGAGGGCGTGATGATCTCAAGGGCGCTTTGAGGGCGTCCCTTGACGCGACGGACTCGAAACTTGCCCTCTCCGCACGAGAAAACGCCGTAACGCCTCCCACTGATCTCGGCACGGTTCACAGCCATGTGCACGGCGTGCGCTGGGCAGTCGGTCATGGTTGATCGGTAGTTGCACTTGATGGCGGCGTTCATGCGGCGGCCCTCGCTTTCTGCTCTACGACATCCAGGTACTTGTCCAGCACCGGCACGTCGCCAGCGGCCCAGCGGGAGACGGTGCTACGGTTGACGCCGATCTGCTGCGCAAGCAGGGAACAGCTACCTGCGGCGGCGGCAGCCTCAACCACCAGAGAGCGGCGACGCTCGACCTCTTGCCGCCCCAGGCGCTTGACGGCCAGGTCGATGCCGCGCTTGCGGCGCTTGGGCTTCGGCCCGGATTCTGCGAGTGCTTGAATGAAGTCGGCGGGGCTGCGGACACCGCGCTCAAAGTCGGTGATGATCATTGCGCGACACCCCCAATCCAGGCGGTCAGGCGATCCATGAAGCGCGGCTTCGCCATCTCTTGCAGGTCGCGCTTGGTGTACGTCTTCATGCCTTCCTTGGTGCGGCACCTCACGGTGCCGTCGGAATACTCGATGGTGACGATGACGCCCCGACTGGCGAGCGTGGAGCGCTGGGCATAGGTCAAGGTGCTCATGTCAGATCATCTCCATAGCTGACTTCGCTTTGCGTGCAGGCTCAGCGGGGGCAGGGGTGCGCAGGCGATGGATGGTCTCGGCTTCCAGGTCGGCGAATCGGGCGTTGGCAAGCTGAGCAGCGGCGTAGACGGTGCCGACATCGCCCTCGCGTTGCTTGCCGATGATGATCTCGGCCACCCCTTGGTGAAGCTCGTCTTTGGGGAAGTACCGCTCGTGCCGGTACAGGAACAGGATCAGGTCGGCGTCTTGCTCCAGGGCGCCTGACTCTCGCAAGTCGGCCATCATCGGGCGCTTCTCGGGGCGGCTTTCCAAGCTGCGGTTGAGCTGTGAGAGCGCGACCACCGGGCAGCCAAGCTCCTTGGCCATCGTCTTCATGGTGCGGCTCATCTCCGCCACCTCTTGCTCGCGGCTGCCGTGCTTGCCGTCTGGGCGCATGAGCTGCATGTAGTCGACCATCACCACGCCCAGGTCGCCGTAGTGGTCCCGCCAGCGCTTGGCGGCGCCACGGATCTGCGAGGGGCTCATTGCCGACCGGTCGTCAACGATCAGCGGGGCGCTCTTGAGCGCGTTCACCGCTTTGGTCAGCTTCGGCCAGTGCTCGTCGGTCATGTGGCTCTTGGGGTCGCGGATCGCCTGGAGCGGCAGGTCGCCGATGGCGGCTGTCATGCGGTTGCGCAGGGCTCGTCGATCCATCTCCATCGAGAAGATCAGCGCCGGGCGGCCGTCGCGCACGCAGCAGGCGCGCAGGATGTTGAGGGCGAAGGCGGTCTTGCCCATGGCTGGGCGGCCCGCAACAAGGATCATCTGCCCCGGGTGCATCCCCATTGTCTGGCGGTCAAGGTCGGTGAGGCCGAAGGACAGGCCCATGGCCTCCTCCTCGCCATTCCACTTGCGGTCCAACTCGTCGATCATGTCGGCGAGGTCTGCGCTCATGGGGCCAGCCTGGTCGGCGTCGGCACGTACCAACCGCATGAGGCGGCCCTGGGCATCATCAACGGTGGTCAGCAGGGGGCGAGTTTTGTCGTGAGCCAGGCGACCAATGGTGTCCAGCTCGGAGACCATGCGGCGCCGGGCGGCGAGGTCGGCTACCACGTCGGCGTAGGCGAGGCCGTTAGCTGCGCTGGGCGTGTTCTTGGCGATCTCGGCCAGGTAGGCAAGGCCGCCCACCTGATCGCTTGTCTGATCGCCTTCCAGGCGTTCAGCGACCGTTACCACGTCGCAGGCTTGGCCAGCGTTGCGCAGGGCTACCAGAGCGGACCAGATCACAGCATGCTCGAGGGCAGCAAAGTCGGCGTGGGTCAGCACGTCGGAAGCCCGGTCGATCAGCTTGTTGTCCAGCAGGCAGGCGCCGATAACGCTTTGCTCAGCTTCGTGACTGTGCAGGCTCATGCGTCACCCCCGTGGTACTTCAGCTCCATGATCTTCTCGAAGTTTTCAGCCTTGGCGATCCAGTCGAGGCCGAAGAACCGGGAGTCGTCGCGCATCAGGAACTCGGACTTGCGCAGGAAGGCAAAGAACTTGCCCCACCAGGCGATGCCGCTCTCGGTGTCGGTGTACAGCGGTTCGCCGGTTTGCTCGTGCTTGATCGAGAAGCCCTGTTTCCAGCGGGCGGCCAGGTTCTTGGATCGGGCGCCTTTGCTCCACATGCTGCGAATCGGTTGACGCTTGTCCGGCATGATCTCGGCCCAAAGGTCGAGCAGGTCGCCGTGGGGGCAGGAAGGCAGGGAAGAAGATCCAGAGCGTTTCTTCGAGGCGGTCTCGGCGTTAGCCGTGGCCTCTACCTCGTTAGAGGTAGCCATGTCTTTCCTGTCTTTCTTTGTTAGGTCATCTTGCCCTGACTGAGCTAGGTCATCTTGCCCTGACTCGGGGCGTTTTACGGGAGGGGTCTTTTTGCCCTGTTCGGAGGCCAGCCATTCGCCGAAGTGCTTGTTCAGCGAGATAGGTGAGCGGCTTCCGCCATGGCGAATGACCACCTTGCGACGAATCAGCTCGTTGAGCACCTTGGAGCAGTCCGACTCATGCAGCCCGGTGCCGCCGGCGATAAAGGTGGACGCCATGCGTTTGGCCTTGTCGTTCCAGCCGTAGGTCTGGCGGATGACGAAGTGGACCACCTTGAACTCACGCGACGTGAAGTCGGCCTGGCAGAGCGCATCGAGCAGGTCGTTGGCAATGCGGGTGTATCCGTCTTCCACCTGCGGGCCTCGCTTTTCCCTGGGCGCCTCGGGCGCGCTTGGGAACTGGAATATCTGAGCGGTATCTGTCATGATTTACCTATCACCTTGAGTCAGTGATGAAGCCCCGTTCTGGTTGGTCGCCGGCGGGGCTTCGTTGCATCAGGCCTTGGCCAGTCCGGCTTCGGCTCGTTTCATCACATCGGCCATACCCATTGCCTGGGCGGCCACATCGAGAAGAATTCGCTGTGCTTCGGGCAAGTACTGCAGGTCGTCCCCGTCAATGACCCCGTCGCACGCGATCTTGGCGATCAGAACGGTGGCACCGCCTGACGCCTTGTTGAGATTTCCTACGCCGCTCATCAGCGAGCCGGCATCGCCCTTGCCGCTGTGGCGGGACACCGCCAGATAGCCGTGACGGTTCGCCAGCTCAGCGCGGGTGCCTTCATCTCCCAGCTCTTCCAGCGCAGTCACCCACGGCTCTTCCAGCCATGCTGGGAATTCCGTAGTGCCAGCCGCCCAGCGCTCGACCTGCTTGTGCCAGGTGATTAGCGCTGAGGCGTATTCGTCGGCATCGATCAGGGAATTGAGATCGACCCACTTCGAAACCTTCCCCGGCGCCATGGCATGGGCCAGCGCGTTTAGCGTCTTGGCAAACTTCGACATAGAGATGCCGCGCTGCTCGCGAATCTGGTTCAGCCCGTCGCGAAGTAGGGCGTCTCTGGTGGGGTGTCGTAGGTTCGACATGGGCATCTCGTTATCTCGTGGCTAATCTGTGGTTGTGGTTAGGCGGCACGCTTCTTGAGCTTCGAGTGCATCAGGTCGATGGAGCGGCCAACCGAGTAGCTGGGATTGGCGATCGCGCCAGTGCGGATGCGATAGATGGTTGAGATGTCGCATCCAGCCTTCTCTGCGACCGCCTTGTAGGTGGCCCCGGATGCCAGAATGGCCTCCAGCTTCTTGGCCAGTTCTTCGCCAAACATGGCGGAGCCCTCTTGGTGTGAGTATATGCACAGGATATGCATTCATGCATTTAAGTCAAGGGCAAATGCATTTGCCGTATGCACCGCCTCGCGGGATCATTGCACTCATGCAAAACAAGCCCGTTCGAGAGATTCTTCAGCAGCTCATAGCTGAGTCAGGTATGCGTGCCATCGACGTGGCGCGGGAGTCAGGCGTGGCGCAGTCGACGCTATCGCGAATCCTGAGCGGCAAGATCGAGCACCCAACAGACCGCCAGATAGCCAAACTGGCGGAGTTTTTTGGCGTGTCCGGGGATCAGATGCGGGGAAGGGAGGCTTTGAAGCCTGGGGCTGCAAGCGTCGCAGAGCACCCGGCGTTCAAGGAGTCGAACGTTGCTCCGCCGCCGCAGATGGAGGGCTATGTGCCGGTCATCTCCTGGGTCCAGGCCGGCGCCTGGACGGAAGTGTGCAACGTCGACTATCTGAGCGACGAAGCCGTGCCGCGCCCGCCGGCCTGCTCCGACAGGACCTTCGCGCTGCGGGTGAAGGGTCAGTCGATGGCCCCTCGCTATGAGCCCAACCTGATCATTTACGTCGATCCCGAAGTGCTGCCGTTCGATGGTGACGACGTGGTCGCTGTGCTTACGGACAGCAACGAGGCGACGTTCAAGCAGTACGTGGAGGAGCCGGGCGGCGGCAAGATGCTCAAGGCCCGCAACCCGAGTTGGCCTGACCCATGGGTGCCGATCAACGGCAACTGCCAGATCATCGGCGTAGTGATCGCCACGATGTGGATGAGGACGCCCAGGGCGTCGTGAATGCGTATCCCCCCGGGGAACTTTCCACTACACTGATGTTGTCCAACAATCAGATTCCACCGGCACAGGGAGGCTTGTGATGAGTATCAGCGCACTGCAGGCTGCCAAGGTGGCTTGCGAGACATCAGAATGGCAACTCACCAACCTTCAGCTTCAGAAGATTCTCTACCTAGCACATATGGTGTATGCGGGCCGTAAGGGTGGCGAGCGGCTGATTGAGGGCGATGACTTCGAGGCTTGGAGCTATGGCCCGGTTCTGCCTTCGGTCTACCATCATGTTTCCGCTTTTGGTGCGCGTCCGGTAGGAAACGTGTTTCGCCGTATAGCGAGCCCGCCGGAAGGCAACGAGGTAAAGATCATCCGGGACGCTGTGAAGGCGCTGGGGGGCACTCCTCCATTCCGCTTGGTGGAATTCACCCATCGGCCCGGAGGCGCGTGGGATAGGAACTACTACAACGGCATAATGGGGATCAACATCCCTCATGACGATATCTGTGAAGAGTACAAAATAAGGTTCCCGAATGCCGAACGAGAATCAGTCCCAGCGTGATGAATTCGCCGACATCGCAGGGGGTGATGGAGAGGATCACAGGTCTACCGAGCATGCTAGTCAGGCAGTGGAAGATCTATCCGAAAGGCTGCAAGCAGAGCAAGATGCTCGCAAAGAGGAGCGCTTTGTTTTCGTGCTTGCAGCGCTGGTGCTGCTCAACATTCATGCCTTTTCGAGCTCGGAGACCTGGTCGACCCCTATCGTCATAGGGCTCATGGAGCTCGTCGGTCTCGTAATATATGCCCGGCGCTGCGGAGTAGAGGAGGTCGAGAAACTTATCGACAAGTTCCTGTCCGCCGTCCCAGGCCGAGATAAGTAGCTGCCCAAGCGTAGATCAAGAACCCGCCCTCGAGGCGGGGTTTTTGTGCCCGCCTGTAGCGCTCCCGCCCGATAGCCGCCCTTGAGGCGTTTTTTTATGCCCGGAAAACAGGCGCCTGCATAAAGTGCGCATTCTTTTTGCCAAAAATATGCATTGATGCATTGACGCAGAATGCATGGGTGCATATATTTGGAGGCGTGGACAGGGCAGCAGCCCACCACAAGAACCACCGGAGGCTGACCGCAACAGCCAGCTCTTTACCAATCAGGCAATCCTTCCCCAGGTACACAGGGGCGGACGCCGGCAACAGCCGAGCGGACGAGCGCAGCGACCCTAGCGGGGCGCCAGGACACACCGGAAACGGATAGCCCCTGGCGTGGCGCAAGACACGGGTAGAGCCCGTTGAGCGTCGGCAGAGAGCGATGCCGCGCTGCGAGAGAAATGAATTCCGACGCCCTGCACAGCGGGGCGTCATCCACCAGCCTTCTCGCCGAGAGGGCTGATGGATGACAACAGGAGGAAGGCAATGAGCGAAGCAAAGCAAGAATCACGAATGAAGCTCTCCGTGGACCCGGCCACGCTCATCCCCAAGTATCGGGAGCGAGTGGCTCAGGTCATCGAAGAATGGGCCGCAAAGGGCGACCCGGTACCGGCCAGCGAGCTGTACGCGCTGACCCATAAGATACGGAACTTGCGAGGCAAGGATGAGGTTGAGGCATCTGAGCCGGATGGGCCGCAGCCGGGCGGCTTGACGCCAGACGATGTGGTCGCGAGACGCTGTGTCGCCAAGCTGCTAAAGGAGTGGCGCGACAAGCTGGCACGAGCCAAGGATCTTGAGGCGGAAGCGAAGCGCCTCCGCCATGAGGCTGATAGGGAGATTGATGAAATCATGCCTCTAGTGGACCGCTACTCGAGCGCGCCTTAGGTCTGATCAAGGAACCAGCTCATTTCCCCGGCTTGCGTCACTAGGACGAAATTCGTCTCTACAACGCTGTCGGCGATGGCGCGGACCTCTTCCCGGATTCCGTAAGCGGAGCCGTCTTTTTCAGTGACATATTCTGCATCGGGAAGGCGATACCTTTTTCCATCCTGGCCGACTATTTCCCGATTAAATCCGCGGCGCTGCATCTTCTCATGCAGCTCTTCGTAGTTTTCGGAACTGGCGCGACGGAGCTCAACCCGAACAACAAACTTTGGCATACAAGCCTCTCTCGCTACGTTGCTGTGTGGAAGCTTCAGCGTAGCGCGAAGCGCGTCACCTGCGTAGTGGTGAGGCAGTCGGGGCTGACCGGCAACGCGATCCCATGCGTCAGTTGGGCCCAGCGCCCCGCCCCGGGCCAGAGTACGGGGCCATCGGGGAAGGGCTTGGCGAGTGTCGACCCAGCACGGTCGGCTAAAAGTGAAGCGCCGTCGGTGCTGCGACTGGCGTATAGCGGGCGGGGCCCACTGTACATCGCCCGCCAGGCTCTTCCCCGATGCGCCCGCATCACCATCTGTTCCCTGCATTGCCCGCCATCGTGCGGGCTTTTTTATGGGCCTCATTCAAGGAGGGCAGCACATGAACCCAATCCGCGAGTTCGCCGTCTGGGCGGTCAGCATGCTGCCCCCTGACGCATCGAACGAGACTATCGCCATCACCGTGATGGGCTCGTTTTTCGCATTCTTCACAGCCCTGGGCGGCCTGGCTGGCCTTCTGGGGTGGATCTGCACGAGGGGTAGGGCATGACACCGGATTCTTGCTGGGTCGCGGTGGCGGCCCTTCTCTACGCCCTGGCATTCATCGGCGCCGCTTGGTGCGGCAGGAGGTAGGTATGTGCACGAGTGGATGGAGCAAACACTCGAGGGATATCGAGGCCCTGCGGGACGCCGGCCGTGAGCCTGGAGCATACCCGGTCGATGACGCGATCAAAGAGGCCCTGATGGCTGACCAGCTATCGATGGACGGTTTGATCATGGCCGTTGCCGAGGTGTTTCTGAGCAACGGTTATCGGGGCGGCTCGGAGGTCAATCGAGCGATCGAGATCGCCCTGGACCAGCACTACCGGAGGAGGGCGGCGGCATGACGTTCACGACCACCGTTGCCGGTATTCCGTGCCGGTGCCGGGTGACGTTCTACAGCCCTGGGGCGCCGATGCGCACCACCGGCTCAGGGTTTGGCGATTGCGATCCCGACGAGCCGGAGGAATTCGAGTTCGACATCCTCGACCGCCGCGGTTATCCGGCGGCGTGGCTCGAGGCCAAGCTCACCGACGACGACAGCGAACGACTGCTCGAGGAGTACCGCAGAGAGCGGGACGCCTGGGCAGCATGAGGAGGGAAGCATGCGAGCACTGATCTTGATCACCGTCCTGGCCCTGGCCCTGGCCGGGTGCAGCAGCCAGCCGATCGACCGGGAATTCAGCCACCGCCACGGCTACGACGCCATGCGGTCGATGATCCAGTCCACAGGGGCAATCCATCACGGGGTTGACTGACGAGAAGCCCCAGCCGATGGCGGTCGGACTGGGGCGGATACCAACAGTATCGAGGAGAGGGTAGCGCAATGAGCAACGCAGTAGCCACTATCCGGCAGGACATCTACGACACCCGAGACTCGTTCGCCGCGGTGCTGAGTGAGCCGGGCCTCAGCTTCGAGAGAGAGGCGGGTTTCGCCGTTCAGACAATCCAGGCGAACGACTACATGGTCAAGGTGGCCATGGGGAATCGTCAGTCGGTGGTGAATGCGGTGACCAATATCGCTGCCATCGGCATCAGCCTCAACCCGGCGAAAAAGCAAGCCTATCTGGTGCCGCGAGACGGCAAGATTTGTCTCGACATCAGCTACATCGGGCTGATGGACCTGGCTATGGCCACCGGCGCCATCCGGTGGGCGCAGGCCGAACTGGTGCTGGCCAACGACAACTTCGCCTTGCAGGGCATGGATCGCCCGCCGCTTCACAGCTTCAACCCGTTCGCCAAGGATCGCGGCGACGTAGTCGGCGTCTACGTCGTCGTCAAAACGTCGGACGGCGACTACCTCACAGAGACCATGAGTGCGGACGAGGTAAACGCCATTCGTGATCGCTCGAGCGCTTGGAAGGCCTATCAGTCCAAAGGGAAGTCGTGCCCCTGGGTTACCGACTGGGGGGAGATGGCAAAGAAGACGTGCGTGAAGCGGGCCTACAAATACTGGCCCAAGACAGAGCAGCTCGAGCAAGCGATCCACCACCTCAATACCGAGGGCAACGAAGGCTTGGCGGCGGATGGCCCGCAGCGAGACGAGGGGCTCGGTCAGCGTTGGGTGGAGCAGGCTACCAAGGCCGAGAGCACTGAGCGATTGGCTGAGGTATGGCAAGCCGGCCTGGCGGACATCAAGAAGGCCAGAGACATGGCGGCCTATAGCGAGTTCAAGGCAGCGGTCGAGAAGCGCGGTGAAGCGCTCAAGCAGGCCGAGGCCAATACCATCGAAGGAGAGGCCCAATGCGAATCATAGAGTGCGATCAAGGCAGCGCAGATTGGCACCTGGCGCGAGCTGGTTGCATTACTGCCAGCATGTTCGAGGCTGCGCGCGCCAGGCTCAAGAGCGGCCCAAAGAAGGGCCAGCCTACTGAGAAGGCGCGGGACTATGCGTTCCGCCTCGCAATCGAGCGCATCAGCGGGCAGCCGCTCGACGAAGGGTTCGAGACCTGGGCGATGAAGCGTGGGCACGAACTCGAGCCAATGGCACGGATGGAACACGAGATGGCCACCGGGCTGATTGTTCAGCATGCAGGGTTCGTCACCACTGATTGCGGGTTCTTCGGCGCCTCGGCTGACGGCCTGATCGACCCCGACGGTGGCAGCGAATACAAGTGCTTTGTGGCGCCGGACAAGCTGCGCGCATTCCACATCGACAACGACATCAGCACGGTCGTGGATCAAGTACAAGGCGGCATGTGGATCACAGGGAGAAAGTGGTGGCACATCGGCCTGTATTGCCCGGCACTGGAGCCGATCGGCAAGCAGCTCTGGTTCAAGGAGTTCGAGCGTGACGACGAGTACATCGGCCAGCTCGAGGAGGACCTGGTGGCCTTCAAGTCGATGGTGGATGAATACGAACAACTGCTGCGAAGCAAGGCAGCGTAGGAGGAGAGCATGACCGCAGTAGCTGAGAAAGAATCAACAGAGCTGGTCACCGTGCCGTCCAAAGAGACGGCGCTTGAGGTGTTCAAGGCTGATAAGGGCTTGGACCCATACCTGGCAACGATCCGCGAGGAGCTGGACGCTTTTCTCGCCGAACCGCCCACCCTGGATACCGCAAAGGGACGACAAGCCTACGCCTCCATGGCGCACAAGATAGCCCGCAGCAAGACTGCAATCGACAATATTGGCAAGGAGCTGGTGGCCGACCTCAAGCAATTGCCAAAGACCATCGACGCAGAACGGAAGCGGTGGCGTGACCAGCTGGACGCATGGCGCGACGAAGCGCGTGGGCCGCTGAATGAGTGGGAGGCCGCTGAGGAGGCGCGCAAGGCTCAGCATCAGGCAGGCATCGAACGACTCGACCTGCTGGCCTCTGACATCCCCAATCTGGATAGCAAGGAGCTGGCCATCTGCATCGCCGAAGCCGAGGCCATGGCCATTGGCGATCACTGGGAGGAGTACGAGGCAGAAGCGGCCCGCACCAAGGACCGGGTGCTGTCTTTGCTGCGGGAGGGCCTTGCCAAGCGCCAGGCCTACGAGGCTGAACAGGCCGAGCTAGCCCGGCTGCGCGCCGAAGCTGAGGCGCGCGAGCAGAAGGAACGTGAGGAACGCATTGCGCGTGAGGCCGAGGAGCGGGCCCGCCGTGAAGCCGAGGCGGCCGCCCAAGCAGAGCGTGACGCTGCCGCTCGCCGGGAAGCTGAAGCCAAGGCAGCGGCGGAGCGGCGTGAGCGTGAGCACAAGGAAGCAATTGAACGTCAGCGCCGGGAAGCAGAAGCAGAGCGTCAGCGCATCGAAGACGAGCACCGCCGCCGCGAGGAGGAGCGCCTGGCCGATGAGCGTCGCCAGCAAGATGAGCTGGCCCGACGCCAGGCCGACAAGGAGCATCGCGCCCGCATCAACCGCGCCGCCCTTGAGGCCATGATTGACGGTGGGATGCCGGAGGACTGCGCCAAGACGGCTATCACGCTCATTGCGAAAGGGCAGATACCCAGTATCACCATCAACTACTGACAGGCCCCGCACCGGGGCCTTTTTTGTGGGAGGCGGCATGGAACAACACCAATGGAAGACCACAGAAAAACAGTACGTGAAGCGCCGTCTCGATGAGGGCGCCACCTACAAGGACATCGCAACCGAGTTGGGTCTTGGGCGAGACCAGGTCCATGGCCTGGCCAAGCGCAGCGGCTTTACTGATCCCCGTCGCCGCGGCGCTTGGCGTCGGCGAGATTGGTCCGAGATCGACCAGACAGTGCAGGACTGCATCGAGGTCCAGTGCATGTCCATTCGGCAGGTCGTCAGCCATTTGCAGCGGCAGGGCATATCGACCAGCTACTCCAGCATCAACAACCGGGTCAAGCAGATGCCCGCTTCGGTCCAGTTTCAGGCCCGCGTTAACGCGGCCCGTCGCCAAGCCAGCAATGCATATCGAATGCGCCTGCGGATCAAGCGGGCGGCATGAATAAACGCGCCGTGCCCGGTGGCGCCAATGACCGGGACGAGGCCAGGCCACCGTGTCTTAAAACGGAGTCAGCCCGCTGGCCGCCGTCTCCTCAGCTCCACCCGTGCTGAGCGCGGGCGAGTTCACTGCACAGCAGTAGGCGGCAGGGCGGGCCGGCCACCCCTCCGAGATGGGGCATCAATTACGTTGGCCCTGCAGTCGGTGGGGCGACCTTTACTCAGGGGAAGGCACCATGACAAAGCGTTACTTCAAGATTACCAAACTGCTACCCGGAAACCCGCTCCACGACGATCACGGCCACACCGAACCCGTTGAGGCAATGAAAGCCCACCTCCGTGCAAAGCGTGATTTTCAGGAAAGCGCTGCCGAATTCGCCAAGTCGCTCGGCGGTGCAGCCGTCAATGTCACTGGGATGACCAGGCTGTCGCTGCACGGCATCTACTTCGACGGCGAGCCGGAGCATCCGGAGCTCTGGACGAAGCCCGATCCCAAGGCGAGATTCTCTCGCCGGCCTCGCGCCAAGGGGGCGCGCAGCGTGAAGGGCGAGGAGCTCAAGCAGGCTCATAAGGAGTTGCTGGATCGCTGGATCAATGAGGCGCCAGAACCTTGCGAGCTCGATGGCCAATGGCTGTGCGGCGGCTACATCGCGTCAGATTTGATGTTTTCCGGTGCGAGCATGGTTGTAGACCTGCAGAGCGGCGAGCTGCACGTAGCTGCCAGCCAGCCGCCGGAGCGAGGCGCAGAATTCGTCGAGATCACCGGCGGCGAGTATCAGCAGGCTGAACAGGCTGCCCGCGACCAAAGGGCCTTGGACTACCTGTAGCCCGTCATCGACTACCGGGACGATCCGGGTGCCGCACGTGAAGCGGCAATTTATCTTCAGCCTCGGCACGTGCCGGGGCTTTTTCGTGGAGACCACAACATGCAAGCAATCGCTGGACTGCTGATCTTCCTGTGGGTGTTCGGCTCATGGCTGACGCACCTCGTCGTCTGCTTCACAGAGGAGGCCTGGGGCTTCCTGATTGCCGGGGCGATCTTCTTCCCCGTGGCGGTGGTGCACGGAACCGGTGCGTGGTTCGGCGCATGGTGACACCAGCCGAGTGGATCAACGACATCGAGGTATTGGGCGAGGTCGGCGCCAGAGCTGTCGAGCAGGCGCTGGCCGATCAGATGTGGAGGGAGTGGGTATGCAGCGAGTAGACAGACTACGCGGCCTGGTGTCCGTGCAGCAGGAGATCAGGGTGAGGGAAGGGCTGCCGGTGCGGTTCAGCGCCCGGCACGTGGCGGCGGGCCTCGGTGCCGTGATGGGCCAGTACCGGCTGGTGAAAGCGCCAGAGGCGGCCCAAGAGGCGATACGGCAGTGGCACGAGCACGGGCGGATTCAGCGCGACGGCACGCTCGACGGAATCCCAGCATGGAGGAAGGCGGGGTGATCGCGGCCATCATTCTCGGCCTGCTGATCATGGGCGGCGGGGCGCTGGTCCCGAGAGAAGCGAGGCGGGCGCACAGAGAGCAGGAGAGTCGACATGGGTAGGTGCATCGAGAAGGCGCGGATGCCAGAGGGCGAGCTGGACCCCGATGGCAAGAGCGAACGGGAGCGGGTGCTGGAGCGGCAGCTCTGGCGGCTGCGTGAGGACGTCAGAGCGGCACGGGAATGGGCGGGCGACAACCTGCCGGCCAATGTCGGGCTGACGATGGTCGGCAAGCTGGAGAAAGCGCTGGAGCATCGGTGATGGCCACATTGCAATGCAGCCGCTGCGGCGGGGCGCGATACGACACCAGCCACAGATGCGAGAAGGGGTGCGGGGTGATGACAGCGAGTAATGAGGTGGAAAGTCTGTGGGAGCGGCTGGAGCAGGTGGAAGCCGAGAGGGATGCGCTGCGGTACGTGGCGTCCGAGGCGAGGGCCATGGGCTTCCTCACGCCATCAGCGGAAAGCGGAGCAGATCACCGCGCCTTGTGCGAATTTGCAAGAGATTTGCCCACCAGCCTCGCCCGCCGCGATGCCGAGCTTCTGAGCAGGCCGTTTGAAGGATTGCCAGGCTGTACCGATGGAGACTGCGTTGTGAAAAAGCCCAACGGCATGCACACAAACGGTGGCTGTCAGTGCATCAAGCACCAGACTGCCAGCACCATCGTTCAGCGTCTTGCGCACCTTCGCGACCAGCGCCGGCGTGAGGCCGAGGGAGGTGGCGATGAATAAGCTCTTGCCCTGTCCGTTCTGCGGAGGAGAAGCCGAGTTCGAGCGCATAGGCACGCCACGACAGTCCTGCATCGTGGCCTGCACTGACTGCGGTGGACGGCTCGAGTCCAACGAGGAGGGTGGCGCGTGCGGCTCTCAGTGGAACGATCGCCACGTGCCAGACGGCTGGCAGTGCGTACCAGCAGCGCCGACGCTGGAGATGCAAAAGGCCTACTTCGATTCCATCGATGAAAACATGCAGCGAGTGAAAGCCGATCTTAGGTTTGGGCGGTTCGATAATCAGCGCCTTGGCTACCAGCGCATGCTCGGAGCGGCGCCGAAGCCGGGAGGAGGCGATGAACCTTAGCTGGTGCGGTTCCTGGTATGCCAGGTATAGATTCAGCGGCGCCCGTGGAAAACAGAGTGAGCCTGGTGAGCATCATTGTGCCCACCCGAGCAAGGGTTGCGGGGTATAGTAGGTGAAACGCAAAAACTGGAAGCCATTCATGTCCTTCGATGTCGACGAGCTACTGTATCTAGCCGCTTTCCCTACTCGTGCCGAAATTCTTAATGTAGTCCAAAAATTCGATCCGATCTGTGTGTCTAGGATTTCTGAGGTGCTATCTCTGACCCAGAATCAGACCAGCAAGCATCTCACCTAAATGCGCGAAGCAGGTCTTGTAAAGGCGGATCGGTCAGGCCGTACCGTGTACTACCGCCTTGCAGATGAACCTTGTTTACGCGACTTCCTTGAATGGCGGCGACGATACCGCCAGTGAACTGCCGATCATCATGCCGCCCACCGAGGTGGCTTTCTTTTGCCCTGAAGGAGAGCTTGATCATGACACCCCTGATGCCGCCGAGCGAGGTGGCGGAACTCTTGGCCATCAGTGAGCGCAAGGTCTACGCGATCAAGCACCTGATTGGCTATGTCGCCCTGGGCGGCAACGTACGGTTTGAGCGAGAGGTGGTCGACGCTTACATTGAGAGCTGCAAGCGCGGCCCCTCACGAGGGGAGCAACAAAAATGGGTATCACGGTTCGATACCGCGCATCTCGGAGCAGGTGGGTCGTCACCGAGTCGGGTGAGCGCGGCAGATATCAGCGAACGTTTATCACGGAAAAGGAAGCAAGGCAGTTCGCCACGAAGCGAGAGGCTGAACTAAACGAGGCTCAGTTCAATGGCCTCATGGGCCGGCAGGAGCGGAGGACCTTCATGGAGGGTCTTCTGCGCTGGGTCGACGAGTACGACACGAACAGCCAGGGCGCGAGCATTCGTGCAGTTGCCCGCTGGTTCGACGAGAACGCGCAAGACGTGCTTCTTGGTCAAGAGGTGTTGGATGCAGCCCGGTCGATGCAGAAGGATATGCGTAGGAAGCGGCTCAGCCAAAGCACAATCAATAACCGGACCCAGGTGGTCAAGCGAGTGCTGAGCCTGGCGTATCGGGAGTGGGATTGGCTGGATCAGCCGCTGGACGGCAAGCTGCGCAAGCCCACCCCGAAAAACGAGCGCCACGTCTACCTGACCGCAGGGGATATTCGGCGTTTGGTTGAGGCTGTGCCGGAAGAGTATCCGGAGGAGCGGCGAATCATCACGCTGGCTGCTTTGACGGGACTACGCCGCGGCGAACTCCTGTCGCTGGACTCTGGCAACATCCAGGGTGGTCGCATCGTGTTGCGACCAGGGCAGACCAAGAGTGGCAAGGCCAGGGTCGTGCCGCTGCCGGAGGATGGTGCGGCATTGGTGGCCAACCTGCCGTTTGCATCTGAGGCTCATCAATTGCGCAAGGCGTTTGAAGCTGCCCGGCGGGCTATAAAGCGTGATGATCTGCGCTTTCATGACCTTCGCCACACCTACGCCAGCCTGCTGGCTGAGGCGGGGGAGGTGATGACGACGGTGCAGGCGCTACTTGGCCACAGCAGCTTGGTGGTGACCAGCCGGTACGCGCATATGTTCGACTCGCGTCTGGATCAAGTGGCTGGCAGGCTGCCGAAGCTTTGCGACCAAATTGCGACCAGAGAGGAGGGCGTCGAGGGACTAGGTAGCGTAAGGCATTGA